CGCGAGTATCTGGCCAGTGCTCAGCGCGCCGTGGCGAACAGCCAGCGGGACCTGGACGAGTGCCTGGCCGCCGCCGAGCAGATCAAGGCCCTGGAAACCGAGTCCGCCGACGCGCCCAGTGCCGAGGCGATCGCCAGCGGCGAACAGGCGATCAACGAACTGCGCCAGGCGCGTGACCGGCAGCAGGCCAAGGTGCAGTCGCTGATGGAAGCGTTCAACGCCGCCGCGCAGCGCCAGGACGTCATCAAGCAGGCCGCCGGCTTCCACGCCGAGGTCTGCGCCTGGGGCGCCCTGGCCGATGCCCTATCGCCCGCGGGCATCCCAGCGGAGATCCTGGCCGATGCGATCGGACCGGTGAACGAGCTGCTGCAGCGCCTATCCGGCACCGCCGGCTGGTCGCCGGTACAGATCAGCGCCGACATCGACGTCACGTTCGGCGGTCGGCTGTACGGCCTGCTGTCCGAGTCCGAACGCTGGCGGTGCGACGCGACGCTGGCCCTGGCCATCGCGACGATCTCCGGCCTGCGCCTGGCGTTGCTGGATCGCTTCGACGTGCTGGATATCCCTGCTCGCACTCAGCAGGCGATGAAGCTGTTCCAGAGCCTGGCCGTGGGCGGCGAGATCGACACGCTGATCGTCGCCGGCACGCTCAAGGAGGCGATGGCGAAGACGCCGGAATGGCTGCAGGCGGTCTGGATCAACGCCGGGCAACTCGTCGACCAGCAGCAACAGGCCGCGGCCTGATCCCCTACAGGACAAGGAGATTTCCATGAAACGAGAAATGATCACCGTAAAGACACCGGAAGGCCTGGTTCTGAAGGTTCCGGCACACGTTGTTGCAACCACGTTCGTCGCTGCAGCCCTGGCTCATGTCGGTCTTCCGCAAATCCCTGCCGTACCTGCTGCGAATGAAACGACTTCCAGCGACCAGGCCAGTCCAGCGCTTGGCAAATACTGGCCCGGACAAGGCGGCCACAACGGCGGTTTCGTGCCGGCCCGCGAAGGCGTTCCCGCCCACTACCTGATCTTTGCTGCCCAGGACGTTGGCGATCATGCCTGGGGCGGTCGTGGAGATGAGTCGGACGCAACCAGCAAGGTAGATGGTTTCGCCAACACCCAGACTCTCCTGGCCGAGGGCAACCACCCGGCAGCTACCGCGTGCACCAAGTTCGAGGCCGATGGGCACTCTGACTTCTATCTACCGGCAGCAGCAGAGCTGTATCAGGGCTGGCTGAACGCTCCCGAGTTGTTCGCGAAGGACCGTTGGTATTGGTCGAGCACGCAGCGCTCCGCCTACTACGCCTTCGGCGTGCTCTTCAGCGGTGGCGGCCAGGGCTCCACCGGCAAGGGCTTCGAGCTTCGCGTCCGCCCCGTCCGCAGAATGTTCATTTGATCATTCAGTAATTCATCTGGCCGCCAGGTCAGCACATCTCCAGGGCGCATCGGCGCCTTTTTTGTTGCCCGAAAAGAGGAACCACCCATGCAAGCAGCAGCACAGGAAGCAACCATCCTCCCTGAAATCGGTCAGGCCTACGGCGGAGGTTTCGTCTCAGGCTTCTACCTCCAGGATGGCAAGCGTTACGTCTCCATCACCGCCGGTGCCGAGCATGAGCTGGTCGGCGAGTGGGGCGAGTACGGCGTCAAGATCGAAGGCGCGGACAGCCTGACCGATAGCCGTGCGAACACTGAGGCGATGGCCGCCTCCGGTAGCGAACTGGCTCAGAAGGTTCTCGCGCTGGAGATCGGCGGCCACTCCGACTGGGCTATCCCGGCGCGCGACGTACAGGAACTGCAGTACCGCAACTTGAAGCCGACCACCGACAAGAACTACGCCTGTGGCTGCGACGGCGAGAACCACTCCAGCCTTCCGCCCGGCGACCTGTACAGCGAGGAATCGCCAGCGCAGACCTCCGTCGAGGCCTTCAAGGCTGGTGGCGCGGAAGCCTTCCGACCCAACTGGTACTGGTCGAGCACGCAGCGCTCCGCCAACCCCGCCTTCGCCATGGACTTCAGCGTTGGCTCCCAGGACTACTTCGTCAAGTACTGCGAGCTTCGCGTCCGCCCCGTCCGCAGCGAAATCATTCAGTAATTCATTCATTTAACCGCCCGGCAACGGGCGGCTTCCCAAGGAGGGGGATGCCATGGCGATGCACACCGAGCTTTCCATCTACAAGGCCGCAAGCGGTCTATTGCAGATGGCCACGAACCTCACCCGGAACATTCCGCGCGAACTCAAGCAGTCGTTGGGGCGCAGGGTTATCGACGAGTGCGTTGACGTGCTCATCCTCATCGCCAGGGCAAACGCAGCGCGCGACAAGCGTCCGCACCTGACCTTGCTGGTCGAGAAAGTCCAGGTGATCGAACTGCTCATGCGCCTGTTCAAGGACAACCGCTTTATCAGCGTCTCCCAGCACGCCATGACGATGGAGGTAACCGCCTCTATCGGAAAGCAGGCCAATGCCTGGAAACGCAATACCGCAACCGCGCCCGCTACCTGACCGTCACGGCGGTCAGGTCTGTGCGAATTGAATCTGGTCGTGCCGCTGGCCTTCTGGCCACCGCCATGCGCATCACGGAAACCACCAGCGGAACGGCTGGACAGGTCCGGCGCAGTTTCCCGGCTGAGCAATCGACCGGGCGACGTAGATAGCACGATTGGTCGCAGCGCTCCGCCAACAACGCCTTCAACATGAACTTCAACGATGGCAACCAGAACAACAACGACAAGAACAACGAGCTTCGCGTCCGCCCCGTCCGCAGATCCAACTGTTGCGCCCTATCCATTCCGCGATCTTGTCCAGGCCTACTACGACTGCCGGCGTACCAAGCGCAACAGCGCCAGCGCGCTGGCCTTCGAGATGGACCTGGAACGGAATCTCATCAACCTGCACGAGGACCTGGTGTCCGGCTCCTACCGCCCAGATCGCTCCATCTGTTTCGTGGTCACCCGACCGAAGGCCCGGGAAGTTTGGGCCGCCGCTTTCCGGGACCGGATCGTCCACCACCTTCTCTACAACCACATCGGCGCCAGCATTGAAGCGAAGTTCATCGCTGACAGCTGCGCCTGCATCCCCGGGCGCGGCACGCTGTACGCCGCCGAGCGTCTGGAGGCGAAGGTGCGGAGCGTGACACAGAACTGGAGGCGACCGGCACACTACCTGAAGATGGACTTGGCGAACTTCTTCGTCGCCATCGACAAGCGTGTTCTGACCAACCAGCTGGTGCGCCTGATCGACGAGCCTTGGTGGCGCCGCCTGGCGCTGCAGGTCCTATGGCATGACCCGCGCGTCGACTACGAGGTGCGCAGCCGTAGAGGGCTGTTCAACAAGGTCCCTCAGCACAAGAGGCTGACGGCGCAGACGGCGCACCTCGGGCTTCCCATCGGCAACCTGAGCAGCCAGTTCTTCGCGAACATCTACCTGAACGACCTTGACCAGTTCGTGAAGCACCAGCTGCGGGCGAAGCACTACATCCGCTACGTCGACGACTTCCTGCTATTGCACGAATCGCCGCAGCAGTTGAACGAATGGCTGGCGGCGATAGAGGCCTTCCTGCCTGGGCTTGGCGCAAGGCTGAACCCATCGAAGACCATCCTGCAGCCGGTCGATCGAGGCATCGACTTCGTGGGCCACGTCATCAAGCCCTGGCGGCGCACTACCCGGAAACGGACGGTGAAGGAAGCCATGCGCCGGGTAGCTGCTGCGCCAGCAGACGATCTTCTGGAAGTGGCCAACTCCTACTTCGGTCTCTTCCGTCAGGCCTCGCATAGCCAGGTCGACCGCGCCGCGCTGGCAAATGTCCTGCTACGCAGAGGGCGTTCGATCAACGGCGCACTCACCAAGACCTACCGCAAACCGACCAAGGAACCCTCTGCATGATCATCAAGCGCACCCTCTACCACTTCCACTTCTGCTGCGGCCTAGGCGGCGGTGCCGCCGGTTTTAACCGGGCGCGTCCGCGGGTCGGCAACGTCGAGGCCGAATGGGTCTGCCTCGGCGGGATCGACGTGGACCCAGCCGGCCTGCGCGACTTCGAGCGACTGGCTGGTGTCCCGGGCACCCTGCTGGACCTCTTCACCCGCGACCAGTACGTGCGGTTCCACGGCAAGGAGCCGCCGGCGGGCTGGCGGGAGGCGACCCCGGAGGATATTCGTCGCGCCGCAGGCGGCCGCCGGCCGGATGCCGTGTTCATCAGCTCCCCCTGCAAGGGCGCCTCTGGCCTCCTCTCCGAGAAGATGAGCCTGACCCCGAAGTACCAGGCGCTGAACGAGTTGACGCTCCGCTGCATCTGGCTGATGGGCGAGGCATGGGCTGATGACCCGGTACCGCTGATCGTTTTCGAGAACGTCCCGCGCCTGGCCAGCCGCGGCCGGCACCTGCTGGACCAGATCAACAGCCTGCTCGGTGGCTTCGGCTACGCCGTGGCGGAAACCACTCACGACTGCGGCGAGCTGGGCGGTCTAGCCCAGTCGCGCAAGCGCTTCCTGCTGGTCGCGCGGCACGTCGAGAAAGTGCCGCCCTTCCTGTACGAGCCGGAGAAGAAGAGCCTCCGCGCCGTCGGCGACATCCTCGGCCGCATGCCGCTGCCCGGCGATATCGACGCCGCCGGCCCGATGCACCGTGTGCCATCCTTGCAGTGGAAGACCTGGGTGCGTCTCGCCCTGGTACGAGCGGGCAGCGACTGGCGCAGCCTGAACGACCTCGCCGTCGAGGACGGCTACCTGCGCGATCTGATCATCGTGCCGGAGTATCAGGCCGGCTACATGGGCGTCCACGGCTGGAACGACAGCATGGGCACCATCGCCGGCCGTAGCGGCCCCACGAACGGGGCGTTCTCGGTAGCGGACCCGCGCGCACCGGCAAACGCTCTGCAATACCAGCAGTACGGCGTGCGCCGCTGGACCGACACCTCGGGCGCCATCATCGGCGTCAAGTCGCCCGGCCAGGGCACGTACTCCGTCGCCGATCCCCGCGGCCAGAGTTTCGGCAAGTACCCGGTCACCGACCGGGACGGTCCGTCCGGCACCGTGATCGCGGCCAGTACTACCGGCCAGGGCGCATTCGCCGTGGCAGACCCGCGCCCAGGCGGCGTCCGGCACAACAACGTGTTTCGCGTCGTCAGCATGGGGAGCCACGCCGGAACCATCACTGGCGGGCACTCGCCGAGCTCCGGCGGCCAGGCTGTTGCCGATCCCAGGTACCACAACTGGCACCCTGGGGCGAGCAGCCGCAAATTGCACGTCGGCGAGTGGGGAAGCGCTACCGGCACGGTCACCGGCTCCCAGCAGGTGGCCAGCGGCGCTCTGTCGATCGCTGATCCGCGCGTGCTCGATCGCGCCAAGGGCGACGCCTACCTGACCGGCGGGCACTACGGCGTAGTGGGGTTCGACCAATCCGCCGGCGCGGTGTCGGCCAGTGCGCGGCACGACAACGGTCGATGGAGCGTCGCCGACCCGCGCATGCCGGCGGCGAACGACCGGCTCACCTGCATCATCCAGTCGCTGGACGGCACCTGGCACCGGCCGTTTACCACCCTGGAACTCGCCGCGCTGCAGAGCTTGGTCGACCCCGAAGAGCAGTTGGTCCTCGACGGCCTGAGCGACAGCGACTGGCGCGAGCGCATCGGCAACGCCGTACCGCCGGCCGCCGCCGAGGCCATCGCCGGCGTGATGGGCACCACCCTGCTGCTGGCCGAGGCCGGCGAAACCTTCATGCTCAGCAATACGCCGATCTGGGTGCGCCCGGTTGCGGTGGCGCTGAGCGTCGCGCAACAGGAGGTGCAACCGTGAACACCGAACAGTTCATCCGTGACTCGGCCGCGCGCGGGCTTTCCCGGCGCGCAACGATGCACGCGCTCGGCATGGGCCCCTGGAAGTTCCGGGAGCTGCTGACCCTGATGCCGGAGATCACTTGGCCGGCACGCGGATGCTCAGCCGACCACCAGCGTGCGAACGAGCAGAAGCGCGGGCGCTGCACACCGGCGCAGGCCGCAGCGCTGGAGCGCGCACACGAACGCTGGAGCGAGAGCAGACGCTTCACCGTCGACGGCGTGACCGGGACCATCGCCGAGCTGGTGGAGCACTTCCAGAGCCCGGTCCACGCAACGACCGTCCGCCGCCGCGTCGCCGCCGGCATGAGCCTGCGCGACGCACTCCTTACCCCGCGCCAGCAGCCCAAGCCCGGGCGCCGGCATCCCTGGAACAGGCCAACTTGCGATTTTGCGCAAGTTGCCGTGTCGCAGCAGGTGCAGCCATGAGCGCCATCATCAGTGAATGCGGCCAGTACCGTTACCTTCTGACTCGCCCTGGCGACTGCCTGGCCGACAAGGGCACAGCGGTCTTCCTAATGCTCAATCCGAGCACCGCCGATGCCGCGCTCGACGATCCAACGATCCGGCGCTGCCGCAACTTCGCCTCGGCCTGGGGCTGCAACGGGATCGCCGTCGTCAATCTGTACGCCTTGCGCGCGACGAACCCTGCCGACCTCTGGAAGCACGACGACCCAGTAGGCCCAGACAACGACTGGCGCCTGCGCGCGATCGCCCGAGAGTACACCGACATCGTGTGCGCCTGGGGCGCCAATGCGAAGCCCGAGCGAGTAGAAGCCGTAACCAGCATCCTGACCGCCGCCGGCGGGCGCCTCTGGTGTCTTGGCACGACGAAGGATGGCCACCCGCGCCACCCTCTGTACGTGCCTGGAAATCAAGCGCTCCAGCCTTGGGCGCCGAGGGTAACGCCATGACCAGATCCAATGCGCCGCTGGTGCAGAGCGAGGCCGAACTCTGCGCGGCGTTCATCGACGAGTTCAACCGAGTCCCCGGCTGGACCTGCTACCCGGAGACTGCCGGGTTCGACATCCTGGTGGTCCATGAGGATGGCCGGCAGATCGGCGTCGAGGCCAAGCTGCAGTTGAACGCCAAGGTGGCCGACCAGATCCTGCCGCAGTACTGGCAAGACCGGTACGGGGCGCCAGGGCCAGATCACCGCCTGGTCATTGTCGGGCGGATCACCGAGGCCAGCCACGGAATCGCGCGCCTGCTTGAAATGTGCGGCATCGCAGTGCTCGCGCCGTCCCGCGGACACCGTCGGCGCGACGGCAAGTTCGTCGACTTCCCCGAGTTCCACTTGCGCCACTGGCTCCAGCACTCCAGTGGACCGCAACTGTTCGACTGGAACCCCGCGGAACGTTGCCATGTCCCGATCGTGGTCCCCGACGTGCCTGCCGGCGTTCCGGCTCCGCTGCGGCTCACCCAATGGAAGGAAGGTGCGCTGAAGGTGATCGCCACGCTACGCCGCCAGGGCTTCATCACAACGAAGCAGATCGCCGAATGCGGCGTCAGCGCGACGAACTGGACGCGATCCTGGCTCGACAAGGGCGCCGAGCGCGGCACCTGGGTTGAATCGCCCCGCATGCCATCTTTCGACCAGCAGCACCCCGAGGCCTTCACCAAGATCCAGCAGGCGCTGGACAAGAGCGCCCAGCCCACCCTCTTCACCTGAGCCAACCATCCCCAACTACTACCCCAAGGGCGGGCGCTGCCGCGCCTGCGCCTCGCGTCACGACGACTGCAGTTCCCTTCCCTTCGAAACCATGCCGGTGCGCCGCCGCGACCAGGAGCAGACCATGAGTGAGCCATTCCAAAAGACCTTCGACCAGACAGGCACCTTCGAGGCGCTGTACGCATGCCAACAGTGGCTAACAGCCAACGGTTACAGCTACAGCAGCACTTGTCGCGACGGGCCAGTGGGCGTGATGAAGGGCGACTACGGAATCGCGAAATGGAGGAACCTCACCCGGGAGGAGCGCGCGGAATTGCACGGTACCGTCGACGGTGATTTCCGCGAAGGCCCTCTGGTGTTGCGGCTGAAGGCTGGCTTCGGCCCTCAGGCAAACGGAGTGGCAGCATGACCGAGCCCGCCACCGACTACTCAATCACCGCAGCCGACGCCAAGGAACTGGCCGGCGCCGTTCTTCTGCCGGCGGACCTGCGCCTCCAGGTGCTGGAGAAAATGGCCGCCCAGCGCGACCTGGCCGCCATGCTCGACCTGTTCGCCCAGGTGCTGGGCATGGCCAACGCCGTCGCCGAGAACTGCCGTGCGATGGTGGAGTTGATCCTCATCGAGCGCGGCGAACACCCGCACACCGCGGAGCAGGCGAACCTGCCGACGATGTTCGGAGCGCTGCAAGGTGTTGTCCTGGCCGCCACTGTGGACCCACGCGGCACGTGCGCCGGCTGTGCCTATCGCCTCGGCACCCCGGCGAACACCTCGCCGGTCACCACCTCCGATGCCATCTACTGCCGGCAGGAACTCAGCCGGTTCTACTGCCACGCCGACCTGGACGACCAGGGCAACCCGGTCCGCACCTGCGTCGGCCACGCCAAAGCCATGAAGCAAGACGCCACGAAATGAACCGCCCCACCATCTGCCGCACCACAGGCCAACGGATAGGCCTGTGCAAATGCTTCCGCTGCCGGCCGCCGGCGCCGGAGCAACCGGAGACACCGCAATGTCATCTACCCAGCACCAACTGATCGAGCAGTGCGCCATCCGCCTGCGCGGCATCGTCGAAGCCCTGGACAACATCCACGACAGCACTCAGCACCGCTCCCCGCACCGCTGGTCGACGGACCTCGACGACGTTCACTCCTCGGCCGAGAGCCTGCTGGCCCTCATCAATGACCAGGCGCCGGCGCCCTGCATCGACTGCAAGGGCACCGGCTTCTGCAACAGCATTTCCGGCGAAGAGATCCGCTGCCCCTGCCGCGCGCCCATCCAATTCGCCGATCCGGCGCAATCGCCCGTGGAGCAGTTCGAACAGGCACCGCCGTCCGAAGACCAGTTGATCGCCGCAGGCCTCAGCTACCCGCTCGCCAAGGAAGATGCCGTGAAACTCTGGTACTCCGGTTTCCGGTCGGAGGTGATCACGGTACTGGAAGCATGGGAAGCCATCGGCCATGACACCGGAATAAACCCTGACAAGGAAGAGTTGCTGGAGTCTCTACGCAACATGGCGGCGATTTGCAATGCGCACGGCAATGACATGCCTGCCCAGTCGGCGATCGACCAGCGTCAGGTCATCGCAGACGCCATCACCGGCGCGCTAGCGTTCGGCGCCCAGGCCAGCCAGCCGCCGGCGGAGGATCACTGGCTTCGTCCGTTCTACGACATCGGCCGCGCCGAGGGACAACGCACCCAGGAACTGGCAATGCTGGTTCGCATGCTGGCCGCTTCCCTGAAGCGGCATGCCCCGGAAAGCAACCTGGTGGCGCGCGCCACCAACTACCTGGCCGCCAAGGGCCTGGCCGGCACGCCGCTTCGTGACCCGCCGGCACCGGTAGAGCAGGCAGGCGGGGATGAGCGCGTGATTGGCTGGCGTGAACGAATTCTGGCGGCGCATCCCAACAGCGATCCTGGCTTCTGGCCGGACGCACTACTGGTTGAGCACATGGCGGCAGAGATTGCAGACCTGCGAGCCGCCCTGGCCAGGGTCGCAGAGCTGGAGAGGCAGCAGCCGGTGGCATGGATGCACGATCAGCCAAACCGCGTCGATGTCATCCATCGAGACGTCAAGGATCTGCTACAGCGCGTGCCGGGCAGTAGTAGAGGAATCTATCGCCCACTCGATGTCAGCGAGCATTACACGATTCCACTCTACGCCGCCCCTGTAGCCCAGGCTCAGCACAGCGTGCCGGAAATATCTGGCATCGGTCGCGATGCCGAACATCCCAGAGCTGTAGTGCTGTATCTGCGTAACGAACCCAGCGAGGAAGATATGCGAGCAATTCAGAACTTTTTGCGCGCCATATCCGCCGACGTGCTCACCCAGGCTCAGCACAGCGCGGGCTATGCCGAAGCTCGCCAGTGCGTGAACTGCCGGCACATCGGTATCAACGACGCCGCCGACTACGCCGCTTGCCACGATTGCCGATGGACTGGACCGGAACCCGATGAGGACAAGTGCCCAGGTTGCGCGGGCGAGAACTGCATGGCGGCAGCTTGCCCAGAGTGTGGGGGCCGTTACGAGCTGGTCGCTGAGGCGAAAATCTCCACCCCGGCCGCCCAGGCTGGGCAGGTGCCACAGGCCTGGCTCGACGTGCAGGCAGAGCGCCGCCGGCAAGTGGAGGCCGAGGGCTGGACGCCGGAGCACGACGATGCGCACAGCCACGGCCAGATGGCCCGCGCCGCCGCCTGCTACGCCCTGGCCGGCTCCAGCGCTCCGAACGATGGAACCGCTGCCCTGCTGGTGTCGCTCGCATGGCCCTGGGATGAACAGTGGTGGAAGCCGACCAGCGCGCGCCGCGATCTGGTCAAGGCCTGCGCCCTCGGGCTGGCCGAGATCGAGCGCCTTGACCGGGCAGCGGCGAGTCAGGGAGGGCCAAGCGATGCGTAGAGCGCTGACCGCCCTCGGCATCATCGCTGCCCTCGCCCTGGCCGTGGTAGGGCTGGTGGAGATATTCCCGATCCTCCGCACGCTGGCGGCCTGGCAGACGGGGTGCTTCGGATGAAGCAGAAACCAGGCATCGCCCTTCCCCGCTGGCTCCTGCGGACCACAACGATGCAGATGCACAGCGTCGACGTGGTACTGGTCATGGCCCTGGTGCTCCAGCACCACGGCACGGCCGACGCTGTTCGCCGCGCCGCCGGTCAGCTTCGCGACAGAGTGTGTGCCGAGCACCGGCCCAAAATGACCGCGCTCATGCGCATGCAAGACGACGCGGCGGCGCTGCAAGTGGCGCTCAACATCGTCCAACGCGCCACCGACGCCCTGGGCATCCTGCCGGGAACGCCGTTTCCGGCCAGACCTTCGCCCAGCGAAAGCCCACCGGATCAGGGGCACATGCCCGCCAAGGCTGGTCCCGTCACCGGTGAGCCGGTGCATCTACCTGAAATCATCCATGCCGAGTCCCAACGGAAAGGGCTGCGGCACGACCCGGCCGTCAGGCTGGGATAGGTACCTACACATGGAAACCCCGTCTGAATTTCTCTCGAAGGAAGAGTTGGAAGCCATGATCGGCGCCAAGTCATCGAAAAAACAGGTCGAGTGGCTGGCATCTCATGGCTGGAAGTACGAATTGAATGCTGCGCAGCGACCTGTCGTCGGGCGGATCTATGCCCGCCTGCGGCTGGCCGGAGTGAAACCGAACGGAACGGTCGCTGTACAGGAACCATGGACGCTGGATCTGTCGAAGGTGAGTTGAAATGCGGCCGAAGCAGCCGAAGAACAGGGATCTCCCGCCCCGGATGATTCGCCGGACCAGGAAGCTAAAAGGAGGGAGGTTGTGGGTTGGCTACTACTACGACGGCCGCGGCGAAGACGGAAAGAGGAAGGAAATCCCGCTCGGCACCGACCTGGACCTGGCAAAGCTGGAGTGGGCGCGGCTGGATGCCAGTCCGGCTCCGAAGACCCTGCGCAAATGGGGTGACGTGTTCGACCGGTACGAAAAAGAGATCATCCCCGGGAAAGCGCCACGCACCCAGAAAGACAACCTCCTCTCTCTGACGCAACTGAGGAAGGCATTTTCAGAGGCGCCGGTCGAGGCGCTCACCCCCCAAGTGCTGGCACAGTACCGGGACAAGCGGTCCGCGAAGGTACGGGCGAACAGGGAGCTATCCCTCTTCTCCCACATCTTCAACATCGCTAGGGAGTGGGGGATCGTCACGGCTGAAAACCCGGTGAAGGGGGTGCGCAAGAACCGCGAGACGCCGCGCGACTTCTACGCCAGGGCCGAGGTCTGGAACGCGGTATACGGCGCGGCGCCACCGGAACTCCGCGACGCAATGGACCTTGCCTATCTCACCGCCCAGCGACCGAGCGACGTGCTGATCATTCGGGAGGCGGACATTCAGGACGGGCACTTGCAGATCGCCCAGGGCAAGACGTCGAAGAAGTTGCGCATCATGCTCGATGTCGACGGGAGCCCGACAGCGCTTGGAAAACTCGTTGCGCGGCTGTGCGAGCAGCGGCGGCAGCGCGGCGTAGCCGGCCCGTATCTGATCACTACGCCCGATGGGCGCCGGATGACATCCTCCATGCTGCGCATTCGCTTTGACGAAGCACGGTCGGCCGCCGCCGGCGCGGCGCTTGAGGACCTCGACGAGACTCTGGCCACCGCAATCCGTCAGTTCCAGTTCCGGGACATCCGCCCGAAAGCAGCCTCTGAAATTGCTGACCTGGACCGGGCATCCAGGCTGCTTGGACACACCGACAAGCGCATCACCGAGACCGTCTATCGTCGCGTCGGCGAGATCGTGGAGCCAACGAAGTAA